CAAGCGGTATCAGGTTCGTTTCGCGCAGAGCGCTAGTTATGATACTGAGAACGGGGGTTGAGGACATTAGTTTGAGAACACCGAGACGGTTACGGGGCCATTCGAATTGTTCTGGATACGTGCGTACAAGTTACCTGTGATCGGGCCATTAAACCAGGTACAACCACTGTCCCACCTAAAGCCACCAGAAGGTTGGCCGGCGGGGGCGGACGCACCAAAATAGAGGTAAACAGGCACGTGAGACGGAAACTTGGTAAGACGAAGGAAGTAGGTAATACTGTCCGTAGGGAGCTGGACCCAACCTGCCCCAGGATTTAGAACCGTATTGCTAGTGGTAGGTGAAGCCATCAAACTCTCCTAAAGGGGCGGGGAGAGCCCATCACTGAGCCCTCCCCTAAGGTTATTATTGGTCGGTACCAGAAGTGCCGTTAACCCGGACAATCCGACGGGGGTCGACCACGTTGGCGGACAGAGCCACGTCAAAGCGAACTTGGTGCTCGCCGGTGTTGAACACGGAGTTCTGCCACATACGAATGGACAGAGGAACCTTGGTCAGCGCCTTACGAGAACCGATACCAGTGGCGGGCATGATGAGGTCAGCAGTGTTGACCACAACGGCATCCTTGGACAGTATAACTCGCGGACGAACAGCAGCCCCAGCAGTACCCAGGAAGGTAACCGCAGCGGTGGCACCAGGGATCGAATTAACAGTCGCGTTGGCGGTGTTGTTCGAGATGGTGTTGAAGTCAGAGCCCGAGGGGCTGGCACCCTGAACGACAATAGCCGGGAAAATACGGACGTTTGCAGCCACACCACTCGCAGCGGTGTAGTTACCGATTACTCGGAACTGTTGCAGATGCGGGAGTTGGGCTTGCAGACGGTTGTCCCAGGCGTACACACCAGCAATGGTGAACACTTCGCCATCAGCGATGGTTTCAGTGCCGGTACCAATTGTCAGGTTAATCGTCTGAGTCAGCCACAGACCCGGACCCGAAGCAATTGCAACGGACGCGTAGTCGCTGTACTGGTTCGCACCAGCAACGGCGGTGTACGTCGGGTTACGCGTACCGAGGGTCAGCGTGGGGAGTTGTTGGGTAAACATCGTCGGAATACCGTTGATGGAACCGTCAAAACCCTTACGCCAGATACCCACACCCATACCGGGCAGGGTGGCGTTACCTTGAGCGATGACACCAGAACCAGAGTTAGCGCCATAGGCGTCCTGGTTGATGATGTTGGCACCAAGGGCCTGCTTGTCGTAGTAGTTGAGGACGGCCCGGAAATCGGTGTCTTCAACGCCCTCTTCCTTCAGGCGGGTGTAGCCGCTGGCAATGTCGTTCCACTGAGACACAGGGTCACCAGGGGTACCAAGCCAGTTGTTGGACGAGTTGGTGGCAAAGCCCAGGATGTAAGCGTCGATCTGTTCCGCGAGGTTCAGAGCGGCACCACGGAGAGCTTCGGACTCACGAGCCGCACCCAAATCGCGAATTTTCACGAAATCTTGCCAGCCCATGGACGAACCAAACACGTCCTGGATTTTGTATTGTTGCGAACCAAACACCGTGTTTTGAACATCATTGGCGGTCAGGTTGTTGACGCCGTTCACGGTGTGGGTCACCAGGTAACGGGGAACAATCTGCTCGACAACGGTCAAAGCATTTCGGTCGTTCATTTCGTTGTCAAACTTACGCCAAGTTACAAGCTCAGCGGAAGTCAGGTTATTCTGGAAGATCGAGGCAAACGAGTTGAGAACTAGCTTGGCTTGATCGACGGAGACGTTAGCGCCGCCGGTGGACATGAAGAATTACTCCTTTAATGAGTGATATTATTTTCGACGAAAGAACTCCGCCGTAAAGGCGTCGAGATCGTCAGTGTCGGGTGCCACCGAGACATAAGCCCCATTCGTACCACGAGCCCTAACATTGGGTGGTTCCGGGGCACGACTGACCTTAGGCTTGGCGACTTGTTTTTGTGCATCAGCCTCTAGAAACTTAGCTTCGATCCGACCCAGGGCGAGGGTCGCTTTTTGTGCGCCACTGTTTACGATCTGCCGAGCTTCGTCGGGATGATTAGACAAGTAGTAAAGAACATCGGGGCCCTTGTCCATCGACATCAAGACGGTGGAAAGATAACCCGCATACGCGGAGTCAAGGTTATTAAAACCATCCAGCAAAGGTTTGGCCTTTTCAACCAGATCGGGGTATTCGGCCTTGGCGGCTTCCAACTTTCCGTTCCAAGTGGCGGTCAAAGCTTGTTGGGCCTCTTGTTGAGCCCGTTGTTGACGTGCTTCCTCATCGCGCTTTTGGGCCTGAACACGTTCCGTTTCCAGAGTGTGACGGGTCAAATCACGGATGTATTGGGGGTCAAACTCACCAAGTTCGTACTTGGCGGTCCCATCTTCGTTAAGGTCAAGGGGACTGGGTTCAGCATTAGCTTTTGCTTGGGGTTTCGGTTGCAGAGCGGCCAACTTGGCTTCGAAGTCCTTTTGAAGGGCATCGATGCGGGCGTCGGCTTCTCTTTTAGCGTCCTCGCGTTGCTTTACTAGCTCGTCGATACGATCCTGAACGGTCTTCTTCTTGGGCGGAGCTTCTTTGTACTCCGCTTCGGGGTCATCATTAGGATCGGCGGTGGTGGGTTGAGCTTCAGTCCCATCTTCTGGGGCGTCGCTGTCCTGTTCTTGTTCCACTTCCACCTTGGTCGGGGTGGACTCTGCGGGCTTCTGACCAAAGAAATCAGCAGTAAAAGTGTCAAGATCGTCGGAAATATCAACTTGGCCTTCGGTGGTAACTTCTGTCTCACTCATTTAGGTTCTGCGGTCCTTTAAACCGATTGCGCGCCACTTGTTTGCGACATATTCGAGCTAGTAGGCTTCGCAGTTGCACTAGCACGTGCCGAGAGCTGTTTCATCGCAAGCTGTTGAGTCTGTTCGAGCTCATTCTGCTTGTGAGCGTGTTCAGCGTGGTCCATATTCATGCTATGGGCCAGTTGAGCACGTTGAATGTCATGTTCGTCCAGCTTGGCGGAGCTGTCAATTAGCTTGCTAATCGCATCCATTTCCATCTGGGTTTCCATACCGCGATCTTGGTTGAGGGCGGCAATACGCTTGGTTTCAGCATTGTACGACTCAATCTCCAATTTCTTGAAGTCAATGGTTTTGTCCATCTTGAGCTGCTGATTTTCAAGGGTAAGTTGCTGGATGTGTTGGGCGGCCAGGGCTGCGGCTTGTTGGGCCACTGCGGCGGGCACGGGGGGCGGCCCACCATCCTTGTCGTCCAGGAATTGCGGGGGAATGGTCTTCTTGAGACGTTCCGAAAGTTCTTCCGCTCCGGGCCAGTCTTGAGCTTTGACGACTAGGTCACCGGCAATCGACATCAGTTGCGGCCACACCTGAATGGCATTCATCATGGCGTCAGCCGCTTCCACGCGACGAGTGGTGTACGACGCACCAGTACTAAGGGCGACGTCAAACATTCCAGACCCAAGATCAACGGAGTGGGGGTCCATGGGGTCGTTAATGCGTTGAAACTTGATCGACTCATCTTTCCCTATCAGACGGACGACACGAGTGCCATCGTAGATTTGTGGGATCAGTTGGTTGATCACATCGCCAGCTTCCAACAGCGCGGCGTCGGCGTTATCGTAGTACGTCTGGGAGGCGATGTCCCCCTCATGCTGACGGTTCATAATCGCTTTGCCGGATGTTTCGTTGGACTTCATCCCGAGGGACGCGTCCTGGATACCACTGACATCTTTCATGTCTTGGGTATTCATTTGAACCTCGGTAAAGATCGCCTGCTGGGGGGCGGGAGGTTCAATACGTTGAATGTTCTGGCCGATAATGGCCTCGTCATTCACGATCAGCAGGGGGTCACGGGTTAGGTGAGCCCGACGAAACGCCTCCTGTCGTCCTTCGACAGCCGACTGAGTTGCCAACCACTGGGCTTTAGGGGCGTACCCGAGTTGTTCCGCAGCAATGGACCGCCAGAAGTTCTTGAGGCGGGAGGGGTCTTTCATGAACCGGACAAGGCCATAACGGACCCGACGACCGGCAATGTTCACAATACGACCAGACATCCGGATAATCGGAAGACGGTTCATACGGTACTCGTACGGCCCCGCCAAGATTTCCCAACCGGTGCAATAGTGCATCTGGGCGTACCGACACCAAACGATCCGGGTCTTAACTGGGGGGCCATTCTTTTCAACAAGCTCCTGCATGTTGTCGTCGTCAATCTCGTACATCTTGCCGTTCTCAAACAAAGCAAGAGTCTTTTGACGTTCAATCATGCGCCAGTATTCAGTGACCCTGTACGCCTCTTCATCGTACCACCCAGCCAGGGTGACACGGTCAATCTTGTCAACCTCAAGGAGGTCCGCCCCGCCAGCGCTATTCGGCCACTTGCGATTGAACTCGTCCTTGGGGATGCGGTCATCGACCCAAACGCGCTTGGCGTCCCGGCCGGTGGGGTCGACAGAAAAACGATCCCAGACCACCGCCATGGCGTCCTCAATGGGACGGATGAAGATGTCCTGGTCGAACACGTCGTCTCTGGCGTACTCCACGGTAACTTTGAAAGCGGCGTCCCCGCATTGGATCATGCTTTCAAAGGCCTGGTCGTAGGCTCGATCCGCACGGCTTTGCATCTCGATATTTCGTACCAGGTCTTCCCGCACGTCGGCCACGTCGGTGTCCTCGTCGTTGGACGGAACAACCTTGATGGCTTTGCGGCTCTCCCTCCAGTCACCAACTAGCTGCGCAGTAAACTGCGGAATAGTGTTGATGACAAGGCAGGGGAGTGACTTACGTTGCAAAAGGACGACCGGGTCCCACTGCTCACCAGCGGCAAACCTCAGGTCGTCCATGGCCTCATAACGGTTGATACGATCAAAGTCCACATCATGCTGGTACTGAGCCCGCATGTCTTTAATGAACTCTTCCGCGCTGTCAAAACCCTCGGGAACGTAATTCTTCTTTACCGGTTCGACGTCGATAAGGTCCGGGCGCTTAAGGTTTTGTTTCTCCTTAGACACCTTCTTCTTATTGACATCTTCGTCAGCAATTGCCATTATCTACGCCATCCATCCATTGGGTCTATCACGAGTTTGATCGTAGTACGCGTAGTCTTCGTCTTTTCTAGCGCCTTGATCATCAGTTTCTTTTATGAGTCTGCGACCAGTAATTTTATCAAAAAGTTCAGTTAGACCCCAAACCAAAGCGTCAACTCTGTCGGGCGAACCGTTGGAAAGGTTGCGTAGATTGTCAATCGAGAACAGGCACATCTGGTCTTCCAGGGCGTCAAATCGACCAACGTGGTGGACCCTGCCCTGTTCGTAGAGGGCACTGATGGGCTCCGCTCTTACGACCTTCCCCCGGCTTGCATGGACCAATTTAACGGGGACCGAACGATCTATGGCTTTAATGGTACTTTCCACCATCTGGCCGCCTTGGTTCTTTTCCGCTATGATTTTGTCCGCTGACCAGGACCGGTAGAGACTGACGGCCCTCCGAGCCCAATCCTCCGGGTTACCACGTAAACTTCCGTCTTCCAGGACATAACCCCGAGCGTAGCCGTCTTTATCGCGAGCCAGACCGACAACAACAATCCCATGCTCATCGCTTCCTTCGTTGTTGCTCACTGCTGGGTCCACCGCCACAAACACACGTTCAAGATGCTCGGGAACCTCGCCAATCCGGCAGTTATCAATCATGTCCCGATTCCACAGCGCCCCCGGGATGTCTGTGAGGATTTCTCCCTCAAGCTCTTGGCGACCAAGGCGTGTCCCACCATAGCGCTCGTAGAGTTGCTTGACAGTGTTTGCAGCTAGGTTGGACTGATTGTCCAGGGTGGCTCCTCTGGTGACCACAGTACCCGAGTCGGCCATAATGCGTTTGATAAGGGGTAGGGGCCGGGGGGTCGTAGTCACTAGCGCTCGGGGGTGTTCCCCTAGACGAAGCCCGAATTGAAGCTGGTCCCAGGTTTCTTGAGCGTACCGGAATTTGGCCAGTTCGTCTACCCATGCGGCGTGATGCTGAGGTCCGCGAAGCTGATCGGGTTCGGTGGCGTTGTAGACCCAGGCTTCAGTTCCATTGGGCCAGGTGAGTCGACGGTTAGTGGGTGACCATTCAGGTCGAAACTCTTTGGGGTGACAGGCCAGTATTCCTGAATCACCGAGGACCATAACGTCACGGGCGTCAGCGGCTGTTTCGGCCACGAGGGCAATACGTCGCCACCCAGAGGGTCCCGCGCTGAGAGGTGAGGTACCAGTGACGTTCTCCCTGATCCATTCCGACCCCATTCGGGTCTTACCAAAACCACGGCCCGCGAGGACCATCCAGGTGTTCCAGTCCCCCGTTGGTGCCCTCTGGTTCTCACGAGCCCAGAAAGCCCACGCCCACCTAAGCTCCGCTTGTTCCGCTTCCGTCAGGGAACTCAATAACGTTTGACGTTCCTTGTCGCTTAGCGAGGCTAGATATTCTGCTGGTGAATTCGGCAACGCTTTCCTTTACGTTCTGTTCATGGCGGATCGCTTCGCCGTCTGGACCAGAAATTTCTTGGCGCTCTTTCCAGAGTGCGATGGATTTACCCGCTAGTTCGATTGCTCGGAGGGCCGCGTTGGGGTTGCGCTCTTGTTCCGCCTCAATCATCTGCATCAGCTTGTTGATCAGGAACTCAGCTTTAACTTCCGATTTGTCCGTCCGTTCCGCTTGTCGGCGTTTGATTTCTTCAATGATCAGGGGGTGCCGCATAAGTTCTGCGGAGCGCATCGCCGTGTTCGGGGAGGTTGACTCATACGCGGACAGCTCGTACGCTTTGGTGGCGTTGAAATTTGCCTCGCCAAAGTACGCATCAATGAATGACACCATTTTCGGGGTCAGCTTCCTGCCCTTGCGATTGCCGCTGACAGTGCGTCCGGCTTTAACGTCCAAGTATGCCATCAAAAGTTACGTAAGGTTTCCGGGTTCGGGGGTTTCAAAACAGGTGAGGCTTGCTTTTGCGGTGGGATAGTTTTCAATGATCAGCCTGGTCGCCTCAACCTTGGCCGCTTCACAAGTGGCGTGGTCCTTGTACGGCTTGTAGATCACATGGGGACCATCACTGAGCATGGCAATAATGAACAGAATCGATATCATAGCTGTCACTCCACTCTGTGGGGGAAGGGGGGCCGCCCCAAGCTGGGGGGATGGGGGTCCTTGCTAACGCAAGTACCTGGGGACACAAAAGAAGAAAAAGAAATCGCAGTTACAACTATCACTATAACCCTATTATACTACATTCCCCGACAAAAGTCAAGAGACAAAATACAATTAGCACCAAAATTGTGGGGTCCTAATGTACCTTTAAGGGTATCATATTATAATGATATCATTCAACTAATGTACTTATTTATGTCTGTAAATCAGATTGATCATTATGTAAGTTGGTTTTTATTTTTGTCTGTAAATAGTGTTATATGATTGATGACATTAATTGATGATCATCATTATTTGTTAACTCAAAAAGAAGACAATCTTCTTGTTTCTCTCTAAGATCATTATAACATTTTCCCCGACCCATGTCAAGCAAAAAATGCACATACCCCGAAAAAAGATTTGTCAAGTGGCAATCCGACGTTACATCTACGAAAAATGAACCCCATTTATCCCATAAATGAAATGCTATTATTTTTATGTAACGACTCAGGTGGGTGGGGGAGCGCCACCATGCACGCGCGATTCATGCCACCCCCCATGACCCACCCCCAGGGGAACGGACGGGGAACACGCATCATCACGCTTTCGTGATCACACTTATCGATTATCGATATGTACATCCCAACACCCATCGATCATAGTGGCATCGTCGGTTGACCGAACCCGGTTCGGGGTCTATGACACTGACACAAACATAAGCCCTGTGGCCGTACTTGGCCCTTGTCAGAGGAAAACTCTTATGGCTCGCATGAACCCTAAGCGACGTCTTATTGCCAAACTCAAGGCATGGGAACGTCAGGCACATGAGTTGACGGTGGCGTATAACAATGACGCAACTGTGACCAACGCGCCAGTGAAATCTAGCTTGCAACCCCGCGTCACTTTGACGCATTACGCAAAGCCGCGTGAAGCGTGGGAAGGCACGGGACTGGCTCGCAGAAAGTTACCTAAGCGGTTCAGCGTGAAGTGAGAAACGGTCTTTGACTGGGCTAATTGCCACGGATAGTTTTTCGTGGTTCATATATAACTGGTGTCCGCACGGACCCGACCAAGGGCATACGCACCTTTGGCGATGCATGACCGATGCTAGTAAGGCGACGCTTAATTGCCGACCCCGAAACCGTCACAAGTCCATCGTTGTAAGGGCCTTGGTGTGTGAGATAGCCCAAATGGGTAACTCTCACTTTGGGAAAGATGTATTCCCGTATCGGTGGTGGGCACAGGACCCATGTAAATCCCATCGGTCATACATCCACGCCCAATCATGACGCGTGAGGTGTCATGTGATCGATAGCAAGATCATGTGGCTAACCGATGCGCGAGCAATCATGATTGGGGTGACGCACGCCCACATAACGCAACGGCGTTGAGAAGCTCACGTTATCGAGATTAGCTTATCACGTTGCACGCAATCGTTAGTGTTGCGTTAAGGGGATGTGCACACTTGAAAGGTGTAACCCAATGGCGCAACCAATTCGCTATCTAGTCATCCATCGCGACACCGCACATGGCCCACCCCGATATTTCGGGCCCTTTGTGTCTGTCCAAGTTGCGGAGCAATTCTGCGACGATCTTCCCGCCACACAACTTGGCGGCCGCAAACATGTCCGTATGCTTGAACCTTTCGGGGTTCACGACATGAGCCTAATCGAAACCGTTATCAAAGGAGAACGTCAACCTCTTGTTGTTTGAACCCCTTCGCATCCTCTTAAGGCAACACTAATGTTGCAATTGGAACCACAAAGGAACCTAGCTATGTCTCAAGTTCAAATCGAGAATGCCCAGCCCGCGAAAATCGTCCTTATGGACGTGGAAGCGATTAAGAAGGATCAGGACGCAATCAAGCGCAACCTGACCAAGCTTGATATGCAAATCCACCTGAATGCGGTTCAATGCATCCTTCACGCGTCGATTCATCGCGACACCTCGCTGATGCGCCGTTTGCTTGTCAATATCATCGATGACAAATCGGGGTATCGCAAGCAAGGGCTGATCAATTGGATGCGGAAGCACACTCCGATGGAATTGAAGCTGGACACGATCAACCTGTCCGGCAAGCTCACTGAGGCGGGCCGGATCGCTCTCATCAAGCAATATCCGGATATCGATCAGTCCAAGCTCATCGTGGGCGAAGAACGTCCTTTCCTTATCGAGGAAGCCAACAATACGGTTTTCTGGTCCGACAAGGACAACGCCGAGCGGGTCGTGAAGCCCGTTTATCGTGACACCCTGTTCAGCAAGGTTGACAGCGCCCTCAAGGAATTCAGGGCCAGCTTGGCCAACACTCACGAAGGCAAGCCGATTGATCCCACGAAGCCGTTCTATGACGGCATTCACACCGACAAGGTTGTGGATTTCTTCAATGAAGTCGAACGTCTTAAGGCTGGTCTGCCCAAGGACAGCACCCGTGAGGTCAGGCAGGCTCAAGCTCAACTCAAGGAAGCCATTGAGAATGCTGGCCCCGATGCCAGACATCTTGTTGGCTAAAACGACACCTTCTTTCGGGGTGTCACATTAACGGTGCGCCCCATGTGAGCAATCATGTGGGGCGTAACTGTTCTCAGAAAGGATTTGTTATGCTCAAGTTCATCAAAGAGTTCGTTGTGATCATAGGTGGGCTGGTTCTGTCTATCTATATCGTTGGCTTTGTCTGTGCCGGTTTGGGGACTGCACTTCAAGAGGGTACACCCCAAGAGTACTATAGTTCAGTTAACACCGACCTTG